GCATTTTACGTTCCCGCTCTGCAATCTCTGCGTAGCAAGCTCAGCAGCGTGATTATCAAGCCACTTTTGCGCGAAGCCATGAAGCACAGCAACAGCCGCTTCTGCATCCTCGCCGTAAAACGCTCTAGAAATGGCCTGACAGCATTCTGCGTTGAAGCTGGCGCTTATCTCGATTTCGTCGATAAAGTCCGCCATAACCATTTGCAGGCGTATTTGCTCGGCTAGTGAGGCAACTCTTGCGTCTTGCTCTGCTTGCTCGTCTGATGCGGTGTCTGTGCAGCGCCAGTTGTCGTAGCCGCTCATGGTAATAACTCCACGGATTCGCAGCGAACCCAAATCAGGTCTTCATCTGACTCGTCATCAAAATCCGCACTTGTCGTTATCCCTAAAAGCTTTTCGTAAAAATTAACGGCAGACACATCATAAATTGTTCCGCGATAGTTAACTTTAGTGTTTACTCCCCATTGTTTTTCGTCAAAATCTTTCTGAGTCATCATCCAATCTCCAATTAAACTTCATTCAAGCGTAAATAACCCTTCGCATCTTGGTGCAGCTCGCCACTAGCCAGCATCCGTTGCGCGATTTCACGGCTATTGGGTCGCAAGTCGCTTAGCTTCACAAAGCCATTGCGCACTTTTTGTTTTAGTTGGTAAGTTAATCCGGTCATGCTGTGCGCTCCAATAAATCCGAATAAGACTCGTAAAAATCTTTTGAACCTATCAGGGAATAAAACTTTTTAGCATCTCCCCAAATTCCACGCTTTCTCGGAGTTTCAACAGTAACTTGAACTCCGATGTCTTGATTTACATAACAACGCTGTGCGCCGTCTTCAAAAGTTATTCCCTGAACGTATTCAAACTTAATGCCGTCAAGTGTCGCTGGCAAATTGCCGTTTGTGTTTTTCATGCTTCACCTCGATACGCAGCAAGCGCAGCGACTGCGCACTCAAACGAATATCTTGGGTTGTTATTACTCTCAATGTCAGAAGTCAGCGCATCCAAAGCATCAGCCAGCGCGTCTATGTGGTTTATTGAGTGGGCTGCGTGTTGTGCGGATGAGCATCTGCCAATTTTATGCGCGGATTCGATAGCGTTAAACCCGTAAGCAAATGCCGCACCTGTATCAATCGGCAACTCAAAAACTTCGCTCATTCGTTTCATTTCTTTCTCCCAAATTCTTCCAAAAAGTTCATCAACCATTCAATACTGAAAAGCTCGCTTTGATTTCCAGCTAACGAAGTGATTCGCTGCCTGCTCACTCCAACTTTGTCTGCCGCCTGCTGGTGAGTTAAGCCTCTGTCAATAATTAACTGTCTAGCCTCTGCCATTAGGTCTTGTTTTAGCTGTTGGGCTTTGTTCATTGTTGCTCAACCTTCTGCCATTTTGCGCCACCAGTGTGAAACTCCGGGTCTTTTTTGTGCTCATCGCAAGACCAAAAAACATCGTCATTACCTCGCATCCAATCCCATCTAATTTCAACTCTGCATGTACCAATTTTGCCGCAGCCACATTTTGCGCTTGTGTTTTTTGGTCTGCGCTCAACATCTCCAAGTTTTGGATATTTTGCTAAGGTGCTTACTATTCCCATTCTCTCACTCCTTCTACGCTCTGCGTTGTGCCGTGTTGGTGATTTAAATATAGCACAAGTTTTTATGCGGTCAACTCTCAAACTGCTTTATTTTCGACTTATATTCGGCAATCAAAATCTTGATTTCATCAATAGTCAGCTTTAGTGGCTCATGCTTACCCTCCAACCATTCAACCTTTTCAGCGCCAATTCTGACCAATAGTATTTTGCGGTAATTAATCAGGTTCCCTGAAAGGTGCTGATTACAATGCACGCACTGAGCATGGGTATTAATTTCCGAAAACCTAAGCTCAGGATGCGCGCCAACGCTTTTGTAATGCCCTGCGTCATACTTTGAGCCAAGCTTGCCGCCGCAGCTAATGCAATTAAGCCTTGCATCCCTTAGCCTGATATACCGATTAAACACAACCTGCAAATCTTTCAACCAATCGCTGCGACTCTTTAGCGCAACCTTCCTCCGCCGAGTCTCTGCGTTAAACTCCTTTTGCTTTTTGGTCGCTAACTTTTCCTTTGCCGCAATCGCAAACTGATAAGCGCAATCAGTATCGCAAAACGTGTGCAGCCCGAATCTGTTACTTGCTGGCTTTTTGCAGAGCTTGCACTTACTCACTAGCTTCCTTCCTTCTATCCAGCCATTCAGCAACTAGATTGCATGCCGCCGCCAAGTCTCGAAGGTCTTTTGCGTCCAAATAAGTGTCGCATCCTTCACCTGAATCTGCGTCAATCATATAACCCTTAACAAAGCCTTCTGACTCTCGCACTGTTGGTGAGAACCAGCCTAAAAATTTCATCTGCTGCCGAGTTTCGTCACTTAAATCTTTATCCCAATCCATTTTCATCTCCTTTAAATTTACCGCCCTGACCAGCAGCCCACGCTTGGACATACTCAATCAAGCTGTTCAGCCTAGCAACCGACATTTGCGCGCTACTTTCCCGAAGGTTTACCACTTCACCCTCTAAGCCTATGACCATCTTATTTGGCTCTTTGGTTGCGATTGTGTGGGCGCTAATCATCAGCATTTTCCACTGCTCAGCTGTTAGCTTTTCATTCTGCCATTTAGCTTGATGTGCCAGCTCTCCGAACAATGCGTGCAAAAGCTTGTTCTGTGGGTCTGTCCTAGTTAATGGCCTTACCTCTACGCAGTAAGGATGCTCAAAACCAAACTGCTTTGCATACTGAAAAGCGCTGACTAATTTTGAATAGCTGCTGATTATAAATTTTTGCTTATCCATTTGGCTTTTCCGGATATTCAGGAAGCTCGCACCAGTAAGTAAAATACATCTCTTGCCATTCGCCTTGAAAATAAATTTCCATAAAACCCAAGGCATTCAACCTGCCAAACTCCCAGTCAAGCATTGACCAAACAAGAACAATTTTGTTTATCTCTGGAAGTCTATCGCAGCATTCAATTACATCTTTCATCATCCTCTCCTAACAATTTTATAAGCCGTCACCGGCGAACTAAGGTTTTTAGCAAAACGCACACAAATCGTATGCTGGCGGTAATTGGCCAGAATCACTCGAACTAACTGCATTGGATGCTCTGGTATTTGGTTGTTTGTTACTGGGATAAAGCTCATTGGTCATACCTCTTTTTTGCAAATTTCTTTTCTTCCTGCTCAGGCTTTGCCGCGGGAAGTCTGTTTGTGTCCACAAATCTGTTAAGGTGCAATTGCGGCTGTAGAAATGTTTCACCGATTGGCCCGTTACGCTGCTTGGCAATAAAAACCTCGGTCAATGAATGCTCTCCGCGGTTTCCTTCGTAATCTTCATCATGCAAAAACATGCCAATATCACAGTCTTGCTCAAGACTTCCAGAATCTCGCAAATCCTCAAGCGTTGGCTTTCCGCCCTTAATCCGCTTCAGTTGAGATAAGGCAATCACTGCGCATCCGATTTCTTTTGCCATCTCCTTTAAGCCAGATGAGATAGAGCCAACTTTGATATTTTGGTTTTCTCCATCGCCCTTAGCTATCTGAATGTAATCCACCAAAATTAAAGCGATTTCGCCGTACTTCATTTTCACCCGCTTGGCCTTTGCTCTCATTTGCGAGATATGTAAACCGCCGCGGTCGTCAATTAAGAAGTTTCCAGCATTAGCAGTAATTACTCGCATCGCTTCAGAAATGCCGCCAGCCATTTTGTAATCTGTCAATGCGGAGCCATTCCTGATAGCTGCGGCAGGGACAGCGCCAAGCCGAGACATTGACCTCTGCATTAGTTGCTTCTTTGGCATCTCAAGCGAGAAGAACAAAACTCTGCCGCGCTTTTCGTTTAAGTAGGCAACGTTCTCAGCAATATTCATTGCAAGTGTGGTTTTTCCCATTGATGGCCTTGCGGCAAGAATCATAAAATCTCCAGGCTCAAGCGCTGGAATAATTCTGTCTATGTTTTCGAAACCAGTTTTATAGCCATTAACTTTACAGCCATTCATCATGGCGGCGTTCATATCTTCTAAAACCTCACCAAGCACATCAGAAGCGCAAACTGCATCGCTACCAGTGGCAGAGCTTTGTCCGATAGTTGAAAGAGTCTGCATCGCGCTTGATATTCTTTCGTCTGGATCTCCATTTTCATTAATTTGTTCCGCAGCGTTTAGGCAAGCAGTATATGCAGACCTTAAAACTGATGACTGCTTTACCAGCTCTGAATAACGCTTCAAGTTTGCTTGGCTTGGAGTTTCGTTACACATGGCAGCTACAGCATGAAACTCAAGATTTAACCCATGTGAATCGATGTAATCCGTAACGGTTATCAGGTCTATCGGATTGCTTGATTGGCTTACCGCGGCAATAGCCTTCCATGCAATGCGGGTATCTCTAAAATAAAAATCAGAATCAACAAGAAGGTCAAGCGCAAAAGTAGCTGCATCAGTACCGCCGTTTATCATCATTGCGCCAACGACTGACCGCTCAGCCATTAGGTTTGTTAGTGTTTCCATGTTATTGACCATTTTCAGCTAACCACTCCGCTTTAAAGTTTTGCATGAATTCTGGGTTATCTTCCCAGCGCTTTTGGTTAATATACGTCGAGGCGTGCAATGCGTCATACCCGACAACCTGACGCTCTCTGCAATCCATGTAGTATGCAAGCATTAAGTTCATCCAGAATCTGGATTGGCCTTCTGATTTTCCTTTCAGAAACTTGTAAAAAGATTTTTGAGCAGCCTGCTTGCTTTGCTTCGTTTTGTAATGACCCCAAAACCTATCAAACAATTCTGATAAAAAATCTGCTTTTTGTTCACTAGGCGATTCGACAGAATCGACAAGATCTTTTTCTCTTTTCTTATCTACTCTTATCTTATCTTGCATGACTCCATCAGGATTAATCATGCTATCGTCATGACTAATCATGACTGCATCATGATTTTTGCCTCTTATTTTATCAATTAATTCTCGCATTCTTGCATTGCTAGTCATTGATTTATCAAGTCTTTTTGCAAGCTTTAAGCAAGTTACGTTGCCTGATGCGTTAGACTCAAAAAGACCTTGAGCGACAAAGTAGCGCATCATTTCTTCCACCTTCTGCGCTGTGCTTCCTGTATTTCTAGCAATTATTCGAGCATCATGCTCAAGCTCAAAAGTTATGTTATCAACGTCAATTTTGCCAACGATAAGCTCAAGGCAATACCAGTAAAGCCCGTAACCTTCCAACCCATAATCAAGGAGTACATTCTGCAATTTTGCATCCTGACTAGCGTCTGCGTCATGCTTGAACCAATGCATGTCACTCTCCCAGCTTAATGAGTTCTGATAATGAAAGCCCCAAGCTATTAGCTATAATTTCTGACTTGGCTATACTTGGAACTGATAGCCCACCAGAAAGTTTTGCAATGTATGGAGCGCTAACGCCAAGCTCTTTTGCCAGCCAGTACTGACTCCTCCCTGACAGCAAAAGAGCCTTATTTAGAGCTTCTGCAAAGTTAAAGCTAGTTGTTATCCCTTTGTGGTATTTTGACACCTTAACCTCATTAATTAACCATAAACCATAAACATGGTATAACTAATGCTGCCGATTGTCAATTTATGATTATTTTATTGATCGCATTTAAGTCAGTGCCTCACCCTTTATTTCCAGCTCTGCAAATAATCCGACAAAGCCTTTACTGTGACATAGGACGGAACAACATCCGTGGTCATCAACTTGTAAACGGTGTTGTAATGAAGTCCAGTTACCTGGGCTACTGCCTTTAAATTGCTGTGCTGTAATCTTTCTCTGATTTGTTCAAGTGTAAGCATTCTATTTTCCTCATTTAAATTTTTACCTTGATAGGTGTTGACAATTATAATCTGATAAATCAAACTGTCAATCATCAATTCAGCAACGAGGTGAGAAATGAACAGAATATGGGATAAAGAAAAAAACGTATACCAAGCTGGATGGGAGCGGATGGAGTTTATCTGGACTCGCTTTGAGCGCGTCTATTTGTCTTTGTCTGGAGGTAAGGATTCAGGCGTAATGATGAATTTATGCCTTGATTACATGCGGGCAAATCCAGAAATTATCAAAGGCAGAAAGCTCGGCATTCAGATTATGGATAACGAGGCAAACTATGAATACTCAGTTGAGTTTATGCAGCGGATTATTGAAAAAAACATCGATATGCTTGACGTGTTTTGGTGCTGCTTACCTATCACGCTTCCTTGCACTGTTAGCGCATACCATATCGATTGGCAGTGCTGGGGAATCGTGACCGCAGCCGCTGGATCCGTCCAATGTACGACAAACCATATATTACCAAGTGGGAAAACCATAACTTTCCATTCTTTAAAGAAGATATGCACTATGATGAGTTTTGGGATGGTTTTGCCGAGTGGTATTCACAAGGCAAGAGCTGTGCAAACTTAATCGGCATTCGAACGCAAGAGTCTTTAAACCGCTTTCGAGCAATCATGAACAGCAAAAAGCAAATGCTTGAAGGCATGCCGTGGACAAAGAAAAACACAGCGCACACTTACAACGTCTACCCGATTTACGATTGGAAGACTGAGGACATTTGGACTGCCAACGCAAAATTCGAGTGGGACTACAACAAGCTTTACGATGTGTTTTATCGCGCTGGCGTTCCAATTCACTCTATGCGCGTTGCCTCACCATTCATGTCTGAAGCAAAAAGCAGCCTGTGCATGTATCGGATTATTGACCCACATATCTGGGCTAGGCTTTGCGCCAGGGTTCAAGGTGCGAACTTTGTAGCTACCTACGGTAAGCAACTTGATTATAAGTCAATCTCTTTGCCTGAAGGTCATACGTGGAAGTCTTTTGTTAAATTCCTGCTTGACACATTACCAAAGGAATCAGCAGAAAATTTTAAAATGCGCTTTGCTCAATCAATCAAGTTCTGGGCAAGAGTGGGGCGCGGATTGCGTGACGATATTATTGAAGACCTAGATAGGGCTGGAATCAAATACCACTTAAATGGATTAACGCCTCATGGCAGCAAGATGCTCAAGCGTGTTCGCATTGTTACGCCACCAGACCACGTTGACAGCCTAAAAGGTGAGCATAGCTCTGTCACTAGCTGGAAGCGATTTGCGATTACAATTTTGAAGAACGACCACACTTGCAAGTATATGGGCTTGCAGCCAACACACGAGCAGGCAAAGCGCCAGCGCGGGATAATGGAAAAGTACAAAAACGTAGGTATTAAAGGGGATAAAAAATGAAAGTAATTAACTACAAAGATTTGCCAGATAGTAGAAAAGTAAAGTTCCATGCAGGCGTAAGCAATCGAATTCTTTTAAAGTCTGATGGTATGGGGTTCAGCTTAACAAGAACTGTTATTCAGCCTGAATCTGGGAAGGTTTTCCAGCACTATAAAAACCACCACGAATCTTGCACCTGCATTTCTGGCTATGGCGTTTTAACCTGCGCTAGGACTGGAAAAGAATACGGAATAACACCAGGCGTAACTTATGTGCTTGATGAGCATGATCCGCATTTTTTCCAAGCAATTGAAGAAACAGTATTAATTTGCGTGTTTAATCCGCCTCTGACTGGTAAAGAGATACACCAGGCTGATGGCTCTTATGCGAAAGATGGAGAATAAAAATGAGCAACTTTAAATCACCAGTTTACAATGTAATCGCAGTACCTATCGATAAAGTGACAGCCAACGACTACAACCCAAACAGCGTTGCGCCTCCAGAAATGGCGCTACTTGAAACTTCAATCTGGGAAGATGGTTACACTCAACCAGTTGTTACCGTGTACGACAAAGAGCGCGATATGTATATCGTAGTCGACGGCTTTCACCGCTACTTGACACTAAAAACCAGCAAGCGAATTTTTGAGCGCGAAAAAGGCATGTTGCCATGCGTTGTTCTCGACAAAGAAGTATCAGACCGCAGGGCGTCGACCATCCGACACAACAGGGCGCGTGGCAGTCACAACATTGAGCTTATGAGCAATATTGTTTCTGAGCTTGTCGAGATGGGCAAAGGTGATGCGTGGATTTGTAAGCATATCGGCATGTCACCTGATGAGCTTTTGCGAATGAAGCAAATCACTGGTTTGGCTGCGCTATTCCAAAATAGAGACTTTTCAGAGTCTTGGGATATTGATAGCGATGAGAAAGTTTAAGCGCGTTTATCACCCATACGAATTGTGGGAAGAAATAAGATTCGGAATGTGGGATGACGTTAGCGAAGAAAAGGAATGGCTTGAAAAAGCCATTCTATTCACAGGAGACCACAAACTATACGGCAGTTTTATGATGCGCGTAGTTTCTGAATGGTCAGTAAGCTGTGAAAATGCGCTAACTGACTACAACATAAATCGAAGGGCGTGGGTTGGCCATGCTGCTTGCGCTCTTGACATAGGCTGCCCAGAGCATATCACTAGAAAGGCATGGAGATTCTTGAGTTATGAGCAACAATATCTGGCAAATGAAGAAGCAAGCCGAGCAATTCGAACATGGGAAAACAACTATTTCAAGAGTCAGCAGTTACGTGAAAGTTTGGGAGGATCGCTGTTATAAGGATGGAATCCCAGATGAAGTGACAAAAAGACTATCAGATTCTATGCGCGTACCCAGTTACAAAGCCATTGCAATGGCGATACTTCAAAACGACCTAGCTTTGTACACTCTGGGTTTCCAGCCGGTAGTTAGTCACTGGTATCGAACAGTTAAAGACATGACATGCAAGGATGAAGAAAATCAGATTGAAATGTTTTAACTGTCGTGCAATAATCAGCTTTTAATTAGATTGGAGAGTGAAATGAGCAAAAATTTAAAACTATGGGATGCGGTAGAAAAAACCGACCTGCAATTTACCAAGCATGTAAACCAGCGTGGCGGGTATACCGCCATCAGCCCTCAGTACCAGCTCAAATGCGCTACTGAGCAATTCGGCGCTTATGGTGCTGGCTTTGGTTTGTGTCAGTCTGATTTTGACATGAGCATTTTTGAAGCGACTGGTATTGTGATTCATAAGGCAGTTTTCTTTTACATGCTAGACGGTCAGCGCTACGAATTCCCGTTAAGCAACGCAATTGAAGCGGCTCGCGGCAAAGGTGAAAAACGTTACGTCGATACTGACTTTGCAAAGAAGGTTGAGACAAACACCGTTAGCAAGGCGCTGTCAAAACTTGGCTTTAATGCTGACGTATTTATGGGCATGATGGAAGATCAAAGTTATCTGGCTGAACTGCAAAACGACCTAGCATTGCAAAAGGCAGATGACAAAGACGCTGAGATTGTGCAGCAGCGCTTAGAGTATGACGCATGGAAGCAAAAAGAGTTGCTGGTATATCCGTCACTGCAAACTCTTAACGCATTAACCACT